CCGATTTACCCGATTCGTTAAAACCACTGCCTGACCAGCCACACTGCGAACTCGGATGGGCCCTTGGGAGTGTGAGGGGGAGGCCGGGATCGTTCCTCAGAAGGGAACCTCGCCAATCCGTAGCTCTACGGACCGGTAGGTTTCACTAAATGACACGAACGGTAACCGAGTAGGTATACGCCCCGATGTATGGACCAGGAGACCAGACATGATCGGCAAAGTGCTCAAGACCATCGCACGCGCAGCCATCGCGCAGCCCTGGGACTACCAGGGCGACGGCGCGCCCGGCGACTGGGAGTTCCGCGTCAGCCCGTCCGAGGACCACGTCGCCGTGTTCGACCCCCGGCGCGGTACCTGGGTCATCCTCGACGCCTCGGCCCTGGAGCCCGTGGCCGAGGAGCACAGCCTGCGCAAGATGGACGAGCACACCGCCGACTGGCGGCAGTTCGTCAGCTCGGAGGACCCGGATGAGTAGTCAGATGCACTGGTGGCCGCTCGGCCCCGACCCGCGCACCGTGCCCCCGGCCGGGACGTGGGTCCGGGTGGAGGGCTGGTGTGGCTGCGGCCGACACCTCGGGGTGCAGCAGGTGCAGGTGCCTAACGAGGTGCAGGTGCTCGTGAACCACGGCGCCTGCCTCGGCCCGCCGACGATGGTCCTGCAATGGCAGGCCCCGGCCGCGCCCTGGACCCCGCAGCACCCGTGAGCGCCCGTGGCATCATCATCCCGAGGACGACGACGAGAGGACCGCACGATGACCACGACGTACGTCGAGACCAAGATGGTGCCGCTGGCGCAGCTCACCCCCTTCCCGGGCAACGCCCGGCGGGGCAACCAGACCAAGCTCCTGGAGTCCCTGGCCGCCAACGGCCAGTACCGCTCCCTGATCGTCCGGCAGCTCGGCACGGAGCTGGTGGTGCTCGCGGGCAACAACACCATGGAGGCTCTGGAGGCCCGGGGCGACGAGACGGCCCGCTGCGAGATCGTCACCTGCGACGACCAGACGGCCCTGCGGGTCAACCTGGTGGACAACAAGTCGAACGACGAGGCCACCTACGACGACCAGGCCCGCGCGCAGCTCCTGTCCCTGCTCGACGGTCTGGACGGCACCGGCTACGAGGAGGACGAAGTCGACGCGCTGCTGGCCCGGTTCGAGGAGGAGGAGATCGCTCCCCTCCAGGAGGACCCGGCCGCCGCCTACAACGACGACGCCGAGGAGCGCGTGCAGCGGGTCAAGTCCCACGGCGGTGACGACTCCAAGACCATGGAGTCCCGGGGCATCCGCGACATCTTCATCCCCCTGCCCGTGGCGCAGGCCGACGAGCTGGGCAGGCTGATCATGGCTCTGCGCGAGCCGTGGGGCGCGCTGCCCCAGGGGGAGATCCTGCTCATGGCGGCCCGGGTGGCGCAGCGGGTCCTGTCCCAGTCCGGACTGAGCGAGGAGGGCGCAGCCCTGTCGGCCGCCACCGAGGTCTTCGAGCTGGACGAGGACCCGGACGACGATGCCTGAGCTGAAGGCGGGCCTCGACTTCAGGAAGCCCGAATACAGGAGAGCCGTCTTTCTGCGCTTCTACGAGTGGAGCGTGAAGTACCGCTCCTTCCCCGGCGGGGTGCACTACGTCCTCCCGGCCATCGCCTCGGCCCTGGAGCTGGACACTGAGGGCCGCTACTGGCTGGCCTGGCTGAACGCCAACACCCAGAACCCCGTCACCTCTCTCCTGCTCCTCCAGGCCGCTCCCCGGGTCCGTGACCGGCAGGCGGCCATCGACCTCTGGCGCAGCAGCTACGCCCACCTGGACTGGGACATGGACCGCCGGTACCAGAAGGCCCGGTTCGAGGACGCGCTCAACGGCTACGCCGCCGCCGTCGACTGCTCCTGCACCATGCCCCAGCACCGCTACTTCCGGGAGGGCGGAGGGGACTGGTCCGGCTGGTGGGAGCGCGCCTTCGCCCTGCCGACCATGGGGCGCCTCAGCACGTGGTCGTACCTGGAGTACCTGCGCATCCTGCTCGGCCCGAGCCTGGTGCCGGACGCCGACACGCTGCTGCTGGAGGACATCCCCGGGTCCCGGTCGCACCGCAACGGGCTCGCGCTCGTCCTCGGCCACGAGCACCTGATCGTGGACAAGCAGCTCGGCCAGCCCGGCATCACCGACCTCGTGTACTCCCGGGACGTGCTGGAGTGGCTGGGCTCGGAGAGCTTCCTGCTCTTTGACGAGGCCCGGGAGCGCTGCGGCGCCGGGGCCGACAGGCTCTCCCTGGAGTCCGCGCTCTGCACCTTCAAGGGCTGGCACAAGCCCAACCGCCGGTACCCGGGCGTCTACAACGACATGCTCTACAACCGGATCACCACGGCGGAGAACCGGTGGGGACGCCGCTTCGGCGTGCTGTGGGACGCCCGGCGCGCCGCCCTGCCCGACCGGCTGCGCCTCGAAGCCTCGCCCTACGACCCCGGCCTCGCCCCGGTCAAGCAGAACTGGTACCTCCAGCACGGAGAGATCATCAACATGACGGAGGACTGGTCATGCTTCCAGAACGGGTTCGAGAAGGCAGTGGAGCGGCGGGAGTTCGGGCGAAGGCCCCGGCTCTGGATCTGAGGAACTGGCTCAGCCCGGTACAGGAGCGGGACGGCCGCTGGTACAAGCGCGAGGATCTGTGCCTGCTCCCGGCCGGGGTCAACGGTGCGAAGCTGCGCGCCTGCGACCACCTGATCCGGCAGGGCGCCTCCACCGGGGCGCAGCGGGTCGTCTCGGCCGCCTCGGTCCTCAGTCCGCAGTCGGCCATGGCCGCCGTGCTGGCGCGCCGGTACAACCTGGCCTGCACCATCGTGCTCGGCGGCACCTCGCCCCAGACGGCCTTCCAGCACAAGAGCCCGGCGCTGGCCCGGGAGCACGGCGCCGACTTCGAGTTCATCCGGGTGGGGTACAACCCCGCGCTCCAGCGCCGGGCCTCCGACCTCACGGCCGCCGACCGGCGCGCCTACTGGCTCCAGTACGGCATCACCACCCCGCCCTCCGCCTCGGCCCGCGAGCTGCGGGCGTTCCATCAGATCGCCGCCGACCAGTGCGCCAACCTGCCGGAGCACATCCGCACGCTGGTGATCCCCTTCGGCTCCGGCAACACCGCCGCCGGGGTGCTCATGGGCCTGAACCAGCACCGGCCCGCCGCCCTGGAGCGCATCATCCTCGTCGGCATCGGGCCGGACCGGCGAGCCTGGCTGCGCGACAGGTTCGAGCGCATGGGCGTCAGCCTGCCCCGGTACCGGCACCTGGACCTGCACGGCTCGGGGTACGCCACGTACTCCGACCGCATGCCCGGCCAGGCCGACGGGATCGTCCTGCACCCGACCTACGAGGGCAAGGTCGTCCGCTACCTGGACGAGAAGGCTCCCGACTGGTGGGTCCGGCGGGACGGCTCCACCTGTCTCTGGATCGTCGGAGGGCCGCTCAAGTGAACCGGCCCGGGGGCACCGCTCCGGGAGAATGCTTCTCAGGAAAGCCGAACCAGGAAGAGAGATCATGACCTACACACCGCAGCCCGGCGACATCGGGCTCACCGTCATCACCGGCGCCGGAGGCAAGGCCATCCGCCTCGGCCAGTGGCTCAACGGCGACGGCTTCGCCGACGTGGAGCACGCCTTCGTCGTCGCGAAGCACCGGCAGGGCCTGCCGACCGTGCCGTGGATCGTGGAGGCGATGCCCGGCGGAGCCCGGTACGTCAAGAACTGGCACCCGGCCGACCGCACGGTCTACCTCCGCTGTCCCGACGAGCACCGGGACGCCGTGGCCGAGGCCGCGCGCGACATGATCGGGGTGCCGTACTCGTGGGCCGACTACGGGGCTCTGGCCCTGCACCGGTTCCACATCCCCACCCCGCACCTGCGGCACTACATCGAGACCTCCGGCCACATGATCTGCTCGCAGCTCGCCGACCGGGCTGCGGAGAAGGGCGGCTGGCGCCTGTTCGCCGACGGCCGCTGGCACGGGGACGTCACCCCGGCCGACCTGAACCGGCTCTACGTGGCGCAGCGCCTCGCCCGGCTCGCGGCAGGAGACTCCTCGCGATGATCAACCAGCTTCTCTACCTCGTCGGCGCGCCCGGCGTCGGCAAGTCCACCGTCGCCGGGCACCTCACCGCACGCTGGGACCGCGAGCTGATGCGCGGGGTGCCGGTGCCGCACAGCCGGATGCTCCACCCGGTCAGCCGCCGTCTCGTCGGCCTGGAGCTGG